TCAAGACGACGAGAGCAACAGTCTCGAACACCAACTCGGCGGCAGTGCAGAAAACAGCGGCAGCGAAATGCGGTTCGTACCGCCAAAAGAGCTGCCGATGCCGCAGAGCCATCGCGAATTGGGCCACGCGATCTTCAAGATACAACATCCCGCGATAGTCGGGGCCGAACTGCTCGATAAGAAAAACGACGACCGCAACGCGCCGACGAGACTGAAGTCGCTGCAGACATTCGCGAATTGGATGTGGGGCGAAGGCCCCGGCGAAGCGCATGGCAGGCCGCCGCGCATTATCTGGGATATTCCGGGGCCGCCGTATGAGCCGCTCGATCCGGAGTTGGAGAAATTAGAAGGAGGCGAGAAGTGAGCGTACTGACCAAACAGAAAATCGGCGAAATCATGGAGCTGGCGGGAGTGCTCGCCTTTGCCGCCGGAGTGATCATCAGCGTGCAGCACTACGCGATTGGTGCGCTGCTGCTTGGCGGGACGGCGGCGTACGCCGTGGGCAAGAAGCTGCGAGCAGCCTGACGTAAGTGTGGCCATTTGGCCGCAAGCGGAAAGACTCGGATTACGACGAGAAACGCTCCGAACGCGAAGCTCCGGCGGTTAGAGCTTCCAGTTTATACGCGCCCTTCCCGCGACAACGAGAGTTTCATTCCTGTGGCGCGAAATATCGTCTGTTTGGTGGCGCGGCAGGTCCGGGCAAAACGAAGGCGCTTTTGTGGGAGGCGATACGCCAGGCGAACAAGTGGCCGCGCGTCGATACACTGCTCCTGCGGCGGACGTTTCCGGAACTGGAAGCTTCGCTGATCACGTATTTTCGCCGCGACGTGCCGCGCTGGATGTACGAGAGCTATAACGAAGCGAAGCACGTCATCACCTGGCGCAACGGCTCGACCACGCGCTTCGGCTATTCCGCGGGGGAAAACGACGTCTACCAATACCAGGGCGCGGAATTTCTTTTTATCGGCATCGACGAGCTGACGCTTTTCACGCTGGGCCAGTGGCAATTTCTCACCAGCCGCAATCGCTGCGCGGTGCCGGGAACGACGCCGAATATGGCCGGGGCGACCAATCCCGGCAACGTCGGCCACGCCTGGGTGAAAGCGCTGTGGGTGGATCAGCGGCCGGCGCCGGGGATGGACCGTCCGGGGCAATACGATCCGGACGACTACGCGTTCATTCGCGCGACCATTGCGGATAATCCGCTCTATAGAGATGACGCGGATTATCTGAAGACGCTGGCCGCCCTGCCGCGGCACCTGCGGCAGGCGTTTCTCGAAGGCGATTGGAACGTCTTCGCGGGACAGTATTTCGATCTTTTCGATGTGCGGCGGCATACGGCGCGCGCTGAACAGCTCGGATTGCAGTCGTGGTGGCCGAGATGGATCTCGATCGACTGGGGCTACGAGCACCCGAGCGCGGTTTATTGGCATGCGGCGCGGCCGGGCGGCACGGTGATCACCTATCGCGAGTTTGTGCAGAATCACCTCTCGCCCAAGATGCTGGCCATGGGCATCATCGAGCGCTGCACGGCCGGAGAGAAGATTGCGGACATCTTTCTCTCGCCAGACGCGTTTGCACAGCACACGTCTGATTTGACGATCGCCGACCAGTTGGGCCATGTGCTGGCGGAGAACGGGCTGCCCAGGCCGATTCCCGCAGACAACGATCGCATCGGCGGCTGGATGCTGATGTACCAGATGCTGCAGGCGGAGCAATGGCTAATCGCGGATCATTGCACGCGTCTCGCCGAGTGTTTGCCGACGCTCATACGCGATCCGGCGAATGTGGAAGACGTGCAGAAAATGGACGGAGACGATCCGGCGGACAGCGCGCGCTATGGGCTCAAGTCGCGGCTCGCTTCGGCGCGAGCGCCTATCGAGCAGCGCGTGGCCGAGCGCATCAGCGCTATCGATCCGACTTCGCGGGCCATCTGGACGCAGAAATATGCGGCAGAGGAGCGCCGGGGGGCTCGCGCTCCGCTGCTGCCAATGCGGCATGGGCGGTGAGGCGATGGCAGGCCGGTTGGCGGAGAGATGCTTTTAATGTTCGACAAAATCATGGATTGGCTCGGGCGATTGCGAGAGGGGATGCGCGGCCGCTACGTGCGGCTGCTCGAAGCTGAGATCGCGCGCGAGCGCGCGGAGATCGAGCGGGTTCGCGCCGAGAATCGCGCGATGCTGAATTCGCTGCTGGGCACGGCGGGAGTGCCGCCGATCGAAACGCCGCCCGTGCATCCGGCGCAGATTGCGCCGATACGGCGGCGGTCGTGGTCGCAGATAGCTGCGGCGCGGGAGATTGCGGCGGGGCGAGAGGCGCGGGAGCGCGAGCAATCCGGTGCGCAAGGGCAGCGCGAAGCGTGACGACGGAAAAAGCCCCAGGGCCCCCGCAACGACGGCGGGGCGCCTGGGCTACAAGAACTGACCCACCCCTTAAAAACGACCCTTCGCTAGCTCCCTTCGAGGCTCAGGGCGAGAGGGTGGGGCGCCCGAAGAACCAAAGAAAAAGCAGATCCCCCACCCCAACGGGCGCAAAAGCAGCGCCCGCTGGGGACCCCGGCTGTCGTTCGGCCGCGTGAAGACACGTGGACGAACTTCATCGGGATGACAGCTCGTTTGTTGACGTTCTCTATCGGACCAAGATTTCCGATCAACATGCTGGAAAAGAATAGCGTGCTGCCCTAAAGGGCAGCGCTACAGATGCGACCCACGACCGCGTCCGGGATACGAAGCTTATGTACGGCAAGTGATCGCCAAATTTTCGTGAGCAGCAGATTCCTCGTCGCCCGCCTTCATACGTACCGCGACACAACATCAAGTTTGTGCACAAAGGCGGGTTCCTCGGAGTGTCAGAGGTTTATTTGCGAGCAGAGTAGATGACCCAAACTGAAAACGCGATACTGAAAGATACGGAGCGCGGCGCGGCCGTCGAGGCCGACGGCAATGGGCCGACGCAGTCGGTGCAGATTGGCGGCGGGATTTCGGTCGGGCTCGATTCGCAGAATGATCCGCAGACGCAAGCACTCGGCCCGAATAACGAACGGCTGGAGCAAGCAGCGCCGCGGTTGGTGAACGCGTTACGCGAACTGGTGGTGCAGTTTCGCCAGGAAGGAATCGTGGCGCGGCGGCACGAGATCCGGCGCATCCGCCAAGCGCGGCTTTTCTGGCAGGGGCTGCAATACGCCTGGTGGAATCCGCAGGACATGAATTGGCACCTGCCGTGGGAAGCGAAAATCTATGACGATTCGGCGCTTGAAGAGATGCCGCGCTTCCAGTTCGTGACGAATTTGTATCAGGCGTTCGGGCTGTCGTTTGTGTCGGTGATCAGCCAGGATGTGCCGGCCACGCGTTTTTATCCGCAATCCACGCTGAGCGAAGCCGATATCGAGACGGCCAAGGCCGCTTCGCAGGTGGCGGAACTGATCGAGCAAAACAATCGCGTGCAGCAGTTGCTGACTGGGGTGGGATTTTATCTTTGGACCGACGGGAAAATTGGCGGGTATGTGCGGTACGTTGCGGATGGGCAGCGGTTCGGGTGGCGCGACGAGCTGATGCTCGAAGAACAGTGGGTTCGGCTGGGGCGCGACGCGTATGTGTGCCCGAAGTGCGGGACGGAGAGCGAAGCCGGCGAAGATTCGACGAGCGCAAATGAGCAGGAGAAATCCCCAGGGCCCCCGACTGCCACCCCAACGCACGCAAAAGCGGCGCGCGTTGGGGACCCCGGGAGCGTCGGGGCGCCCTGGGCTACAAGTGCAGAGCAAAACCGACAGAGGGATTCTTCGGGCAAGAGCCGCCCTCAGAATGACAATTTGGCGGATTCGTCGGTGAGCGGGGCGACCCGAGGCCCGGCGGCATCGCAAAACAGTGCCGCCGGACCCTGGGCTGCAACTGCGCCAGGCCATAGCGGCGTACACAATGACGACGCGGGGCAGGGGTCGGCGGGGGGAAGGGACTCAGGGGCGGCAAAATCTTTTCTCGCTGGGACGATGTGCGCGCAGTGCGGCGCGACGCTCGGCGCGAACGATTTTCAACCGGCACCGTTGGTGCCGGTGCCACAAAGTGTTGGCAGTCGCCGCGTGGCTAACGGGCAGGAAGTGATCTCCATCGTCGGCGGACTCGAGCTGAATACGCCGGTGTGGGCCAACGAGCAGTACGAGTTCCCGTACTTGCAGTGGCAGATGGAAGTGCATCGCGCGAAGCTGAAGGCAGCTTTCCCGCACGCGGCCGCCAAGATTCAGACGGGCGGCCCGCAAGGCGCCGACGATATTTATGCGCGTGCGACACGGATTGCCGTGTCGCAGGGCATGCCGACGATTCATCCGGGCGATGCGCTTTTCAATCTCATTACATTTTCTCGCACGTGGATTCGTCCGTGGGCGTTTTATTCCATCGAAGACGCTGCGGTGCGCGATCAGCTTCTGCGGCTGTTTCCAGACGGCTGCTACGTGGCTTTTGCCGGTGAGACTTACTGCGAATCGCGCAACGAATCGATGGACGATTGCTGGCGCGTGATGCATGCGCTGCCGGGCGACGGTCAGAATCGGCCAAGCGTGGGCGATTCATTGATCGAAGTGCAGGAGCGATACAACACGCTTTCCAATATTCAGGCCGAGACTTACGAATACGGCGTACCGCCGATCTATGCGGATCGATCCGCAGGTGCTCGATTTTGACGCGCTCGCGAATCAAACCGCGGAACCCGCGGCGCATTATCCAGCACGTGCGCGGCCGGGAATGTCGCTGGCGGACGGGTTTTTTCAACCTGCGCCGGCTCAAGTGCCGCCGGACATGCTGAGACATCAGCAGGACCTGATCGGGCCGATCGCGCAATTCCTCACGGGACTTTTTCCGGCCGTGTTTGGCGGAGAAATGGAAAACGTGAAAACCGCGAGCGGCTACGCGATGGCTCGCGACCAGGCGCTGGGTCGGTTAGGGCTCGTTTGGCGGCGACTCAAATCTTTTTATTGCGACGTGATGCTGCTGTCGGTGGATTGTTTCCGCAAAAACCGGCCCGACGACGTGGAAATTCCGTTTCTTGGCGCGGGCGGCGAATTCGAGGCGCGCTTCATCCGGCTCGCTAATCTGAAGGGCAACATTCAGGCGCATCCGGAATCGGACGAGACGTTCCCACGGCTGAAATCGCAGCAACGCGCGGTGCTGCAACAGCTGATGACCAATCCCGATCCGACGATTCAGGCGGCGCTGCGCGAGCCGGCGAATCTCGGGTTCGTCAAGTCGCTGGTGGGCTTGAGCGAACTCGTCGTGCCGGGGGACGACGCACGAAACAAGCAGCTGAGAGAAATTCAGGCTTTGTTGACCGCCGGACTTCTTTTGACGGCCGAAGCTCCCCTTACCGGGGACTTCGGCCTGGGTGGCTTAACTGCTGTGCCGGGCACGAAGGGCGCGCCCGGCTTGCCTGTGCAGCCCGTCTTCAGATCTACAGTGCCGGTGGATGAGTTGCTGGACGATCACGCAACGGAATTCGAGGAGTGCCGGCGGTGTGCGAGTTCCGATGCGGGCCAGATTGCGCGCGCGCAGAATCCCGCGGGGTTTGCCAACGTCCGCGCACACGCGGCGGAACACGCCGCTGCACTGGCGCGGCAGCAGGCACAGACTTCTTTAGCGGCCGAAGCTCCAGCTGCGCAGCTCAAAGCCGGCTCTGTTGTGCCGCGCTGAAGGCCGCGGCGCTACTTTTAAATCGAACTCGGTTGGAGGAAAAATGGAGCAGGGAAGCAGTGCGAGCGCGCTGGCGGCGCGCACGGCAAGCATGACGGACGAGCAGATTCTGGACCTTGATCTCGAGGCCTTGCAGGCGGGGGGCGGCGTATTGACCCAGAGAGCTCCGGCGGGTTCTGCCGGAGCTTCGGGGGATTTTGGCGATGAATGGGAAGCTGCACTTTCGCAAGCAACAAAATCGGCTGGAGTGACGGCACGCGCGACTTCTTTAGCGGCCGAAGCTCCCCTTGGCGGGGACTTCGGCCCGGGCGCCGTAACGTCTTCGCAAAACCGGTCGAGCGTGCCTGAAAAAGCTGGCGCGAATGCGCAGCGCGAACCATCGGCAGCCGGGCAGGGCGAGCCCTTCGGGAATAACCCTCATGGCGAGCCTGCGTGGCTGAAGCAGCTCGAGACGCAGCCTGCGGCTGCGGCTGAGGCGCGTCAGTGGCGCGAGGCGTCGAATGACGTGGCCGCGCTGGACGCCGCTTACTTCAGCGGCGATAGCGGCGCGCGGTCAGGCCTGGCTGAACGGCTGTACCAGAGCGATCCGGCGGCATTTCGCGAAATGCTGGCGGAAAGCGCGCGCATGCTGGCGTCGCGTGACCCGCAGGCGCTGGCGGAGCTTGCGCGGCAACTCAGCGTGAGCGAAGCGCAGCCGCCGAATGCGGCGACGAAGTCGCTGGCGCAGGCAGCGCGGTTGCCTGAGCCTGACACGGCGACACAAAACCAAATTGCCCCGGACAATCGCGGCGCGGCTGCGTTCCCGGCCGAAGCTTACCGAGCGTTTGAATCCGCAACCAATGAAGATGTGGCGAGGGGCACACGCGAGGCCATCGAGCGCACACTCGGAACCACACTGCCCGAAGGCATCGGTGATGGCGCGCGGCGGCGGATCGGCGATGACATTTTTCAGGAGCTCCACGCGACCCTTTCCAGCGATCGCGAACTGAGCCGGCAAGTGGGCGAGATCCTGCGCGGGTGGCATTTCGATGGCGCGACGAAACAGCAGATCGTGTCGCTGATTTCGACTCGCGCTCGCGCGGCCATGCCGGAGGTGACGCGGCGCGTTGTGGCGGAATGGACTTCGTCGGTGCTCGCATCGGATCGCGCGCGAACGGCGCGCGTGGATGCGGCGGCTTCGCGGCGAGACATCACCGGCGGGCGGCTGCCTAGCACCGTTCCGGCGAGCTCGCTGCGCCCGCGAAACGTTGATTATTCCCGCATGAGCGACGATCAGATCCTGGCTTTGTAAGACAGGCTATTCGACAGCAAGCTTGTGTTTCCAGACAGAAAAGCAGATCCCTCGCTCGCTGCGGCGAGCTCGGGATGACAACCGTTTGCAAGCAAGGTTGTGGTGACAAAGCCTCAGGTCTCCTCCGCAATAACGGCGGGCCGCGACCCGAGCTACAAATTCTCAAGCATTCCCCAAGCCTAACGGGCAAGTCGTACCGAAATTCCTCGCATTAAACCGCGAACGCGGGCCGCAGTAACCGCCCCAGCACGTGCAACATCGGCACGTGCTGGGGACTCCGGTTCTGCGGCCACGGTGAGCGGCACAAGCCAAACCCGCACAGCCGACTTGGGCTATGCCCCAATGCGCGCGCCTTTCTTGTAGGCGAGAGCGCTGTTCGCTCTTAGGACGCGCGCATTGGGGACCCCGGGGCTGTGCCACCAAAAGGAGAAAACACGATGGCGCAAATGCAAAATACGCAGACCATTGCGCTGCAACTGGAAAAGGTGCGGGACAAAGTGCCGCTGCTGTATGAACGCGACGACGTCCTGCTCAGCATGATCCAGCAGCGCGGAGACGTGGAGAAAGTCAGTTCGCGCAACATGCGCATTCCGCTGCAAGTGAACCCCGGAGGCAAAGGCGGTTCCTACAACGCCGATGGCGGCGATCTGGGGCGGGGCTCGGGCACCAGCTACGACGTGGCGCAGATTTCGCCGATCTATTTCAGATTTGCGGTGGAGATTTCTAAGCTCGTCGAGTACGCCACGAACGCGCGCGAGAAGGCCATCGAGAATGCCGCCAAGCGGGAAGTGGCGAACGGGATGAAGCAATTCCGCGCATTCCTGGACAAAGTCCTGCAGACCGCCGGTAACGGCGTACTGGGCACGATTGGTTCCGTGAGCGGCACGACGCTGACGATGAATACGCCGCCCGGCGCCGCGCTCGTTTACGTCGGCCAGACGATCCAGGTCTACGACTCGACGATCACGACGAATCGCGGCTCCTGTAACGTGGTCGCCTCCGATCCCATCAGCAGCACGCAGACGATCACCATCGACGCGTTGCCAGCCGGAACCATCGCCACGGACGTAATCGTGCACGACGGGCTTTCCGGCGCGCAGCCGACTTCGCTATTCGGCATCAAGTATCACCAGAACAACGCCACCACCGGAACATGGATGAATCTGAACCGCGCGACTTACCCACAGCAGTTGCAAACGCCGCGCGTGAATGCGGCGAATTCCGCGCTTGTACCCGGCTATGTGCGCCTGGCCATCAACAAGGTTCGCAAAGCACTGGGCATCGGCCATCTCGGCAAACTGATCGCTTACACCTCGGTCGAGCAAGAACATGCCTGGGAGAATCTGGGCATCACCATCAGCCAGGTGATCAAGGAAAACGCCAGCGGCAGCGCCAACGATCTCGATCTGCTCTTTTCGGGGCGCAAGACGATGTCCGGCGTGCCAATCAAATCTTCCATCAATGCCGATCAGACGCGCGTGGATTTTCTCGACCTGTCGCACTGGGGGCGCGCGGTGATCAAGGATATCGACTATTTCGAGGTGGGCGACCAAACGGTCTTCCCCATTTACGGAGCGTCGGGCGGACTGGCTGCGGCGTTCATTTTTTATTTTGACACCGGCTTCCAGGTGTTTTCGGATTCACCGCGGAGCGGAGCATATATCGACGGACTGGCGAGACCGACGGGCTACTAGCGCGACTTTTTAACGCCAAAAGCCGCGTGGACATTGTTAAAGCGCGAAAGCTCCTGATGCCCATGACTTTCGCGCGAAGAGATGCGCTTTTGGCGTTCGACAATACCATTACGCTTTTGCTCCGCTAATTCTGACGCACCATCCGAACGGGAAAAGGCCCCAGGGCCGCTCGCAAAAACAGAAGCGCGAGCGCGCCCTGGGCTACTAGGTTTTTTCGCGCCCGACAACACCAATCATTTGGAGATACGAATCATTCGAGAGCAGCAGGAAGCGACTTATCTGGGCCGGAAAAACGGCGTGATTGACACGCCTTTTTCCGGCACGACAATCTCATCACGCACGCTAATAAAAGTGATTCGGGAGCAGCATACTGCTTCCGAATTGGTAATGCGGCGGCTGGAGATTGCCGGCGGACGAAACCGCTTCGGCGAACCGAATTATCGCGCGGTGTGGGGATGGTCGCGCCTGGCGTGGGTGGGCGGCAAGTGGGAAGACCGCAACTCGGCTGGCGAACTCGTGCGCGAATGCGTGGAGTTGCGGCGCGTACCCAAGTACGAGCCGCACGATCGGTGGCACATCGAGCGATGGCTGCCGCCGGAAGCTTACGGGTCGCCGCGAGCCTGGTACGCGCAGACGGTCGAACGCGCGGACGGCGTCAGCGTGCCCGCGCTTGGGCCATATCCAGAACGCGGCGAATACGAGCATTGTTTCACGCTCGAAGGGCGTCACGGCGAATTCGTGCAGCTCACACCTACCGTGGCTGAATACATCGCACGTGCCCTCGAAGCGGGACGGCGCGCGAGCGCCAGCGACAGGCGGCAGGCAATCGAGCAGCGCGAACGGCGGAGCGAACGCGATTACGACAATTGGGCCTGGGATGTGCTCGATAGCGGATGCCCGGCATTTCACGGGCTGCCGTTTGTAAGTTGTTTATAGGGCGAAAAGGGCCGTGATAGGTCGCTAACAACAGGAAAAAGCCCCAGGGCCCCGCAACAACCGCGGGCGCCCTGGGCTACAACAATTCCTTGCGGATGCGCGTCGGGCGTCGGAGCGCCCCGGGCTACAAGTGTTTTTTTGAGCGCGACAATAGCAATACGGATTGCCAAAAACGAAGAGGGGAGAATCGTGAGATCAACAAGCGCGGTGATCGTGAATTTGACGGAAGAGACTTGGACTTTGCATCGCAGCTACGGCACTTATCGGGTGCGCGGCTGCGAGAGCGGTGAACCCTATGCGCTCACGCGCGTCGAAGAACGCGCGGCGTACATGGATATGGGTGACAAGCGTAGCGTGGAAGTTCCGATTGCGGCCGATGAAATCGCGCAGGACCTCTGCCGTGAGATCAATTCCGATAGCGGTGAAGAAAGCTTCTTTGGAGTTTTCGTGGCCGCGGGCGAGACGCTCAGCAACGACGAGCTGCGCAGGGCGCGCGAGAAGCTTGCCGCGTTTTACCGCAGGCTAGTGGCCGGCGCCGACCGCGAATGGGAGCGCTCGCATTCTTATCTTTTCATCAATGACGTGGAGCGTCGCGCCGCCCACTATCTGGGGCTCGAGAAAGATTGGTTCTATCAAGCGCACGAAACGGTTGAATGTCCCGGCTGCGGAGAGAAGATCAAGCCTGGAGTCGCGGTCTGCAGGACGTGCGGGGCAATTCTCGATCACGGCAAAGCCGCCAGTCTTGGCCTAGCCGCACCGAGACGCGCGACGCGGGGAGCGGTTGCGTCAAAATCAGGAAATCGGGCTGACGCAATTCGGACCAACTGAGCCTGGTTGAAACGTGGAGAAACCCATGAAACGCCAGTCGGGAACTTTGTTAGGCGCGAAAAGCGGCGATTTTGCTTGTGCCGCGAAGCTCCTGATGTCCATGACGTTCGCGGCGAAGAAGGTGCGCTTTTCGCGCTCGACGATCGCGGCGCTGGTTGCCCTGTTATTTGTATTGAGCGCGAGCGCTGCATATGCACAGAGTGGGACTCTAGGCAGCACAAGTTCGCCGGTGGTGAATGCTTTCGGACGGCCGATGGCAGGCGTAGATGTGTCGATCTGCCAGCCGGCCGCGACGACGGCGGCGCAAGTCATCAGCAATACCGCCGTGCTTACGATGGGCAGCAATCCCATCGCGGCGGGATTTGTGGCGGGCATGCAAGTTCAAGTTTCCGGATTTTCTGGTGCCGATACGTATTTCAATGGCGGGACGTTCACCAACGGCACCGGAGTCACCGGTGGCTACACGATTCTATCCGTAACGTCGACCACGATCACTTACGCGCTGACGCATGCGAACGCCACAGCTTCGAGTAATGGAACGGTGCTGCAGCAGGGCAATGCCACTACGGGTTGCGCAGGTCTGTCGGCGGTTTACACCGATCCTGGAATGACGCAGCCGCTGGCGCAGCCGATCGTCACGGATGCTTACGGGAACTGGAACGCCTTCGCACAATCCGGGCAGCTTTACTACGTGCAGTTTTATGGTACCGGCGTGACCAGTTCGGTGCGGTGGATCATGGTGAACGTCACCGCGAATGCCGCGGTGAAGCCGCAGACTAGCGATGCGGTCCAACATGTATCGCCGAATGGCAGCGACAGCAACGATGGCCTGAGCATAGGTACAGCAAAGCTGACGTTGCTCGGGGCTTACAACGGACTGCCTTCTACCGGAGGAACGATTTACGTAAGCGGTTCCGGCTTGCAATGCACTTCTGTCTCCGGACAGGGGCTTGGAATTGCCGGCTCCGGAGATCCCAATTACGCCTCGATGCCGGAAGTTCTCGGCAACGTGCAGTGGGTAAGGGCAAAAGCGAAATCAGTCAGCATCCAAGGATTAAGCGCGGGCACCGATCAGGGACAAAACGCCACCTATGGGTGGGCGACAAACATCAATTGCGGTAACGCGACGACTCCAGGATTGTGGCTCTCAGGCGTCACGGCATTTGAAGTGGCCCATATCGCCATTCGTACTGCCAGCATCGGCGTGCGTGTCTCCATCGATTCGACTGGCGCGCGCGGCAACGGTTCCAATCTTTCGACCAACATTCGTTTTAGCAACGACGACTTCTTCTCCGTGAGCGGCGGAGGGCCGGTCATCGACGGCGGAGGCGGACTGACCTGGTTCCGCGTGACCGACACGCTATTGGAAAATGGCGCGGGACAAGCCTCCACCTCTAACGCTGCGTCAGGGGCTTATTTCAGCAACGGGAATGCCGCCACCTCTCTGGGACTGATCTATTTCGATCATGTGTTTTTCACGGGCGGCGGTGGGGTGCGCTTCGACTCTTGCACCGGATCGTCGGGCAGTTTTTATATGCAGCGGTCGCTTATGGAGGGCGCGGGGCAATCGCAGCCGCTCTATGAAGTCATCGGAAGCTGTGGCGGCGTCTCGTCTGACGTCATCCTTGAGGGCGGCGAATCAGACAGCGGCACGAACATCCCCGTGGTACGAGTAGCTGCTGGACTCGATCCATGCGCCACCAATGTGTCTGGTGCAAGTCAATCCGGTACGCAATATGCCTGGCTTGAAGGACCACTGACGATTGGCGCGGGACAGTGTAGCCCCAGTGCTTCTGGTGGAACACCAACCTATGCTGAACTTACGCCCCTTGCCAATGTTACGCCGGCGGCCAAGATGCAGCGTAACGGTCCTTATGGCATATCGGTGAATGATGAAAGTTATCGAAGGTCCTTCGCGCCTAGCTTTGTGCGGTTTACCAACCTGGCGGCGCAGAGCCCGGCGAGTTGGGTAGCAAACAATGGAATCGGAACTTCGCAGACACAGATTCAGGGCCCCGGCGATCCTGCTGGCGTGATGAACGCGGCGACGCTGAGCTGCACGGCCAATGGTGGCCAGGGTGGCTGCGATTACTACGCCTACAACGCCAATCTCACGCTCGGCGCCGGCGACTATCTTTACGTCGGAGTCTGGGCGCAGCCGGCGTCCACGGCGGGATTTGCCTCGAATGCGTTAGGCGTTTTCGGA